CCGCGAATACACGCTCAACATTTCCCGTGATGCATTGGAGACCACCACGCTTGGCTCCAATGACCGCAGCTATGTCCCCGGCGTGCGCGGCACTACGGGTAGCGCCACGATTCTGTACGACAAAGACGACGCTGGGACCATGGCAGTCCTCAACAGCATCTTCGACAATTCCACCGCTGTAGGCGAAGTCAGGTTCATTTTTAATACCGCAGAAACTAATGCACTAGAAGTGGATGCTTTTATCACGCAGGTGTCTACGCCGGTTTCGGTTGGAGCGGTGACTGCGTGCAGCGTTAATTTCCAGGCAAGCGGATCCTTTAACGGAACCTTCTAATGGCTGTTCTTGGCGTTGGCGGCAAAGTCCGGTTACGGCGGGAAGCGCCGGAGCCTACTGTTTTGCGTCCAGGCAACGTCGATACAGCTAGCAACTCGATATATCTGCGCAACCCTGCGTTCTGGAGCGGGGACTACATCACAATCAGCTCAGCGAATGGGCTGCCTGTTGATGTTGACGACGGGACTAATGGGCCTGATTGCCCAGATGGGCACGCAATGTATTACGGGTCCGAATGGTATCTCGGCACAAACCGCGATCACATTACTAGCGACAACGACGACTTTTATAGCGCAACAGATACGGATCAGTTTTATATGCGCGAAGAGGAGTGCGGCTTAACCACTAGCCAGAACTACTACATCTACCGCGATCAATTAGATAGGGTCAGCTTTTACTCCAGTCGATCAGCTGCCTTGCTGGGTCGTACAACGGATCGCGTTCAGCTATTCAAAGTTGATTTTAATTCTTTAATCATTGCTGCTAGTGGTACAACGGAATACAACAGCGCGATCACTGAATGCGCCACGGATATTGGTGACTACAACTTCAGCGATGCTCAAGATGAAGTCACGCTGGAATCTATTTGCGACTTCGCTCCTGACTACGAAGAGCCTGAACCCTGGATCACAGAGTACGACAACGCAGACCTGACTCCGCGTTATTACGTCAACGCTGGTCCGACTGGTGCGTTGTGGATGCTGCAATGCGACATGTCCCAGTGGTCGCTGAACATGAATGCCCCCGAGATTGACACGACTTCAGTTGGCGAGAAGTTTGGCGAGTCTGTCAAGGCATTAGTTAGCGGCGGTGGCTCAATCGACTTTTTCATTGATCGAAAACAAGTAGAAGACAACCAGCAGGGCCCAACAGCCTTGATGCAGCTTTTGCTCCTTACGGAAAAAGGCTGCAATGCTGACGCAGAATTTTGGATGATCAACGACGCAGAGCAGCAAACGTGCGTTTTGCCAGGAGACCTGTATTATTCAACACAAATTTTAATTACTTCAGTTGCTGTAAACACAAGGGCTACTGAGATGATCGCCGGATCAGCCAACTTTGTGACTGTTGGAGAAATCGCCTTACGAATGGGCACCAACTGACCGTCAAAAGTCGGAGGGCCTACACTGACGGAAAGGTTTAGCTTGTTCGGCAGTGACGGAAATCGTTCGCGGTGGTCAGTCGGGCTCACTCGATCACATCGACAGCTCGCAAGCCACCTTCCGCACACAGATTGCGGCACTGACCGACGCAGTTCGGCAGCTGAGTGGTGCAGCTGAAATTGGTGCTGGTGCGGTAGTCAACGATCCCCTTAGTGCTCCCTACGTCCTTTACGTCAACCCGTTTACCGGCAAGGACACGTTCGTCTCGGGCAACTACAGCACCAGCGGCACTGCCACTGAACGCATCGAACTGCAGCGCCTGGAGTGCGGCTACACCGAAGCTCGTCCGTTCAAGACGATCAACCGGGCGATCATCGAGGCGGGCATCATCACCGCCAAGTCGTACTACGAAAACCCGATCGCTAACACCGATCTGGTCAGCATCATCTTGATGCCTGGCGTCACCACGATCTACAACGGCACTGGCGCGGCATCTGTTTCCGAGTGGGAAACCAACAAAGAACCCACCAACGCTGAACTGACCGAGTTCAACACCAATGCCACGGGCGGTGTGATTCTGCCCAGGGGTGTGTCCTTGTGCGGCATCGACCTCCGTAAAACCATCCTGCGCCCGGACGTTGTTCCTGCTGTTGCGGACGAGGCTGCCGATGCAAGCAACCGCCGCGCCATCTTCAAGGTCACTGGTACGGGCTACTACTTCGGCTTTACCTTCATGGATAAAGCTGGCAGCACCGCCAGCCACCACCTGCTCGACGGCTTCCACTTCGCAAGTGAAACCGAGCTTGACGAGTTTTACACCAAGATCCGCCAAGCCTTCGGCGGCACTAACAACACTGGCGGGCTCGACAACGCCCTGGCGGTCACCAATATCAACGAGTACCAGATCACTGCACCGCAGCCTGCGGCTGGTTCTCAAACGATTGCGACTGACAGCACCACGTCGGCCAGCCCGTACATCTTCAACATTTCGACCCGTAGTAACTACGGGATGTGCGGCGTCTACGCCGATGGCGACAAGCCGAGCGGCTTTAGGTCGATTGTGCTGGCGCAGTTCACCGCCGTCAGCTTGCAGCGCGACTTGAACTGCTGGCAGAAATACAGCGGCGGCGCTTGGGGTTCGTTTACTGATTACGCCGACTTCATCAGCACCGGCCCCGACCACGTTCGGATGAACCCGAACCGCCGTTCATTCCACATCCGCGCCGTCAATAACGCGGTCATCCAAGAGGTTTCTGTTTTCGCCATCGGTCAAGGCGTCCACCACTGGACCCAAAACGGCGGCGAAATCACGATTACCAATAGCAACTCCAACTTTGGCGGTTGCGCGGCTGTTTCTGAGGGGTATCGCGGCACCAGCTTCACTGCCGACAGCGACTGGAACGTCAGCCGTCTTCGCGTTTCCAACAACCTGAGCGAGCTGTCCAGCAATGTGCGCCGGATTTACTTGGGCACTGTCAGTGCGGTAAGCGCAAGCAGCATCACGCTGACCACGCCGCTTGGCGAATCTCAAACCGTTGCTGGCGTCCCAGAACTTGTTGCCAAAGACGGCTACACCCTGCGGGAAGACAGCTACGTCTGGGTCGAAAACCCCCTTGGTGACGATTGGCGCACCACGTTTGCCGCAACTGCTTGGTCTACCAGCGACTCCGATCTGCTGAATACCAAAGGCGCACTTACCGATGAGGATGGTGAGGCACCTGGCGACAATGATTCCGGCATAAACAACGCAGTTGGTAAGCGCGTTTACGTTCGCCGCATCGTTGACACCCGGACTCCTTCCCAACGTCGTTACACAATCAAGCTGGCTAACACTGGTTCAGCGCGTCTGCCACTGCGTGACTATGTGCTGCAGACCGACGTAACTGGGGCAAGCATTGACAGCGAAATCGGTACTGATGAAGTTCTTTTAATCAACAGTGCCGGTAAAACCACACTGAGCGGCGTCAACAACGCAGCTGAACTTACGCTGCGCCGTGGCAATGCAGCCGTCACATGGACCAGTGGGGAGCTTTACAGGAAGGGGCAAACAGTCAAGCGTTCCGAAAAGCACTTCACTTGCGTCGAAGAGAACGAAGACACCACGTTTGATGCAAACAAGTGGGACGAAAGCTATGTGCACATGCCTTCGGACTACAACACCGAGGACTTCTATAAGAACGAATCGCCCATCCTGATCTTTGATAACGATACTTCAGGCAGTGAAGACTCCACCACGCTTGGCTACAACTTCTCAACTCTGTGGACTTCGGATGCCTTAATCCAAGAACAGTACCGAGGCGCGACCGACTATCTCGGTCTGCATCTGTTCCTTACTGCACTGGGCTTTACATCTGCTCAAGCCCACACGCTGCTTATTCCTCAAGCTGAAGCCAATCGGGAGCTTGATCCAAGCAGCAGCGCTGATATGGACGGCTTTGTACCGAGTGGTGCTGCTAATGCTTTAGCGAACTGGCCAATTGAGTTCCGCCGTCCCAGTGTCATCCGTCTGTTCGGTCATGCATGGGAGTGGGCGGGCTTCCTCAACTACACCAAATCAATTCCCCAATACCAGGGCAACCTCTCCCCCCAGAACAAGTTCACCTACTACTTCACCAACGTTGACGGCGGTCGCGTGTATGCCACCGGCTTTAACGAAGAGGGTTATCAGGTCACTCCTCGCGGCTTGGAAGATGTCAGCACAGGTCAAACCCTGAGCGTTGAAAGCCTTGGCGCTAACGACATCACGATCGACACGCCGACTGAGTTCACCGATCTGGTGCTCAACGGAACCACCACTATCAACGACACGTTGGTTGTCAATGCCACCAATGTCAGCTTCCCGGACACACTGGCGGCCAATACAACCGATTATGGTCTTGGTCAGATCGCAAGTATTAGTGAACTTAACAGCACAGCTTCCGCTGGTACGGATAGTGGTCTAAATAGCGCGGGTCCCAATTTTGTTACTGTTTCCGGTCTGAATTACTGGAAAACCCAGAACAAGGTTCTGACTCAGCGCACTGGAGCAGCCATACTTTATGTGGTTCCAAACAATGCCACAAATGGTACGGAGTACAATTTTGATGGGACAACTGCAACGTTGACGGCTGACCCTAATCGCAGTGGAGATACGCTTAGTGCAGATCCGCCAACCACTCGTGCCAAAGCAGTTACGTTAGCTAGAGCAGTTGATTATGCAAATGCTACTTACAGTGCGGCTGAAACCGTCAATTACTATTTAGCAAACGGCCCTTACTGGGGATACGGGTACAATTTTAACCATATTGCCAATGTGATCGGGGCGACTACTCAATTCCCGTCTACTAACGTTCTTGCCGATTTCACTGCATCTTCAACATCCCCTACTACTAACGTCAAGGCTCTATACGACGCAACTTTCAATGCGCCGTGTTTTGCAACAGCTCTTACTTGGGGCCAAAATGAAAACATTCTGCGTGCCAATCTCCAAGGACGCCCAACTTTCTTGAGGTTCTACGAGGGCGGTTCTGCAAACGGTTTGGTCTGGCTCGGTGCCGATAAAACTCTGAACGACACTACTAATTTCCCCGACAGCATTTATAGCGGTTTCGAAAACCTTGAAGATTACCGTACTTCGTCTGTATCCATGGAAGACTTCATGGATAACTACATGGACGCAGAAGTACCTGGAACGTACCAATTTGATAAGTTTTACGCTTTCCAAAACATTGTTGTTCATGACGGGCTTTTCAAGCTAAACAACTGCGTGTTCGGCCCTAAATGCAGCGGCTTGGGAGCAATTGGTTATGGTTCTTTTGGTCCCACAGTGCAAATACAAGGTAATGCTGACGTACAGATGAATGGTCTTTATTACCTCGGAACTATCCGCGTTGCCTCACTGCCTGATGCAGCTGCAAAAGGCATCACGATTATTGAAGATAACACTTATGGCACGCGCCACTCGCAGTGCATAGTGAGCCAGAGAACCTCTGCAAGTTCACCTGCAAACTTTAAAGTCTCTTTCCCTTACGTTGTCCAATACAACCCAATCGGCGAGTCTTACGAC